CGCCGACTATATTATGTGAACTACATCACACGAACACTTGTTCTATTACTGATGGGTAATATACGGGGTGATAGGTGGTATAGGACAATAGGTGCAAATAGGATTATTGGTATTTATCAGGGCAGATAGTCAAGAACCGCACATTTAACTCATAAGGGTATAAAACACAACATATACCACAATAAGGACTAATCGGACATATAGTATAGGTAGGATTATAGGTCGATAAGTCTATAAGTCGATTTATCGACATTTGGGGTGGGGTGTAATAATTCGCATGCGGGGGGCATACATAGTATCCGACAATAATTTTCTGTTATATTGGCCCAGTAATATGTATACAAACTAGTATAAATCGGACATTATAAAAAATATATCACCCTAAGTTGTTCGCTTTTCAGTTATTCACAGGTTATCTATATATGTAATAATAAATACATATATAGGGAGTTGGCTCCCTTTAATTCCGCCAACTCATAATATAACAATTATTATAATAATATATATAATGGGTAAGTTCTGTCCGTTTAACCTTACCGTTTAATAACCGTTTTTAGGGGTGCTATGGGACGCAAGCCAGGGGTACAGTCTATACCCAAAGATGTGGCGCAGAAACAAGTTTTAGAAATCTTATCTCAAGGCAGCACCATCACTGATGCTATGCTAGCCGTAGGTAGGAACGAAGTTACCTTCCGTCAGTGGTCCATGCAGGACCCTGAGTTCAAGGCTGAGGCTGATAAAGCAAGACTTGCTGGTAAAGGTATCAAGGCTGACATGGCTACCCTAAAGGATATCTCCTTTGAGGATTTCTCTGAACAGTTCTTAGACACAAAACTTTTTGAACATCATAAGGACTGGATAGATTTAATCGAGGGCAAAGAGCCTAGGTGGGTACACCCCGCTATGACTTATGAGCCTGCGGCAAATAACCGTATTCTTATTAACGTACCACCTGAACATGCTAAGTCCACAGTTATCACGATTAACTATGTTACCTACCGTGTAGCCACAAACCCTAACGTCAGAATCATTATAGTTTCTAAGACTCAGGGTATGGCTAGAAAATTCTTATCTGCTATCAAAACAAGAATGAGCCATCCTAACTGGACTAAACTCCAAATGAGTTTTGGACCTAATGGTGGTTATAAGGCAGACTCGCAGACTTGGTCTGCTGATATGATTTACTTAGGTACTGGACGCGACTCTGGCGAAAAGGACCCTACAGTACAGGCTTTAGGATTTGGGTCACAGATTTACGGTGCGAGAGCCGACCTGATTATCCTAGATGATGTGGTGATGAACTCAAACTCACATGAGTGGGAAAAGCAAATTGAATGGCTTCAGAAAGAAGTTATCACCCGTTTGGGTCGGCACGGAAAATTACTTATAGTAGGAACCCGTGTCGCACCTATTGATTTATATAAGATGATACGAGATGGCGCCCAATGGACAGGTGGCAAATCTCCCTTCACTTACTTCTCTCAACCAGCAGTATTAGAGTTTGATGAGAAGGCAACTAACTGGAAAACATTATGGCCTTGGACAGACAGGGCTGAGGGCGACAAGGACGAGATAAATGAACAAGGACTATACCCCAAGTGGGATGGACCCTCGCTATTTACAAGGCGCTCTGAAGTTGCTCCGAGTGTCTGGGCTATGGTCTACCAACAAGAAGATGTTGTCCAAGACTCAATATTCTCTCCATCAGCCGTCGCAGGATGTGTTAATGGAATGCGAAAACGCGGACCTCTTAAAGCAGGAACACCAGGGCACCCAACATACGTTGACGGTTGCTACACTGTAATTGGTTTTGACCCTGCAGTATCTGGACGTTCTGCTTTCGTAGCAGTTACATACAACAAGGCTGATTCAAAAATTTATGTTTTAGATTGTGTTAATATGGTTGACCCTTCTCCACAAAAAGAACGGGCACTTATTGAAGAGTGGGTTGAGAGATATAAACCCCAAGAGTTTAGGGTTGAGATTAACGCTCACCAAAAAGCATATCAAATGGACACTGACTTAGTTAAGTATCTATCACTGCATGGGTGTAAATTAAACCCACACTATACTGGTAGAAACAAGTGGGACACATCATTTGGTGTAGCCTCTATGTCATCTTTGTTTGGTGACCTAAGAGATGGTAGGTTTCAAGATAACAATACAATAGAACTTCCATCTAATGAAGGCTCAGAAGGTTTGAAGTCACTAGTTCAACAGTTAATTACTTGGAAACCAGATACAAAAAACCCTACCGACTGTGTGATGGCTTTATGGTTTGCTATCATTAGAGTTCGTGAATTGATGCAACAGTCATCTTTTGCTACTAAATATCAGAATAATCGATGGGCTACAAGAAGACAAAAAGAATCAAGACACGGGATTAATTTAGATGAGGCCTTTGCAGAGCAATGGTCTGAAACTTATAGTTAGGATATAAATGGCTTTATCAATTGATAGTATTGCAGCGCGAGTTCAATCAATCAAGTATCGTGCCGCAGAACGCGACTCACGTGCTGGTGATGTGCTCTCTGTTCGTCAAGGTAAAATCTCACAAGTATACCCTGATTTCTTTCCAGAGGGTGTAGATACAAACGTAGTAGCAAACTTTATTGACATTGTTGCTCGTGACCTATCAGAGGTTATGGCTCCCCTTCCTACAGTTAATTGCTCATCTGCTAGCCAGGTTAATGACCGTGCTCGTAGATTTGCTGACAATCGTACCCGCATTGCTTCCAATTATTTTAATCACTCTGACCTACAAGTTTCTATGTATACAGGTGCAGACTATTATATAACATATGGTTTCCTCCCATTCATTATTGAATTGGATGAAGAGTCAAACATGCCACGCATCCGTGTAGAAAACCCAAGGATGGCTTATCCTGAATTTGACCGCTACGGAAGATGCATTGCATTCGCAAAGATATACACACTTACACTTGGTGAACTCGCTGCCCAATTCCCTGAATATGAAGTTCAGTTGCTCGGCAAAGCGGGATACAAACAAGATTCAAATGCCGTAATAGAAATAATTCGTTATTACGATAAAGACCAATCTGTAGTATATATTCCAAGTAGGGACAACTTAGTTTTATCACGTGCAAAAAATCCAATAGGAAAGATGATGGTAGTAATTGCCAAGCGTCCTACCGTTGACAATGAGATGCGTGGACAGTTTGATGATGTAATTGGAATTCAATTACTTCGTAATCGTTTTGCTATGTTGGCTATGGAGGCTGCAGAGAAATCTGTTCAGTCACCTATCGTCCTACCAAGTGATGTTCAAGAACTTCAACTTGGTGGAGATGCGGTTATTAGAACAAATAATCCAGCAGGTGTTCGTCGAGTAGAACTTACTCTGCCACAAGGTGCATTCACAGAACAATCATTACTTAATCAAGAATTAAGAGTTGGTGCTAGATATCCAGAAAGCAGAACTGGTAACATTAATGCTTCTGTTGTTACTGGCCAAGGAGTTCAGGCTCTTATGGGAGCCTTTGATACTCAAGTTAAATCAGCACAAGCAATCTTTGCTACAGCACTTCGTGATGTTATTGGTCTTTGTTTTGAAGTAGATGAAACAATATTTGACAAAGTTAAAACAATTCGTGGTGTAGATGCTGGTTCACCATATGCGTTAGAATACAAGCCTAGCAAAGATATTAAGGGCGATTACTCAGCAGATGTAAGATACGGAATGCTTGCTGGTCTTAACCCAGCCCAAGGTCTTATCTTTATGTTACAGGCTCTTGGTGGTAAATTAATTTCTAAAGATATGGCAATGAGAGAGTTACCATTTAATGTTAACGTTACACAAGAGCAAGAGAAGATTGAAGTTGAAGATATGCGTAATGCTCTTGTCGCTTCATTGCAAGCATACACACAAGCCATTCCACAGATGGCCGCTAATGGACAAGACCCAACTGATATTGTTGGAAAAATTGCTAAGGTTATTAAATCAAGACAAAAGGGACAAACGATTGAAGACGCAATAGAGGAAATCTTTGCGCCTGAACAACAGGTTCCTCCTGCTGGAGTAGCGCCTCAGGTTGAGCAAATGTCCCCTGCTCCCACGCCTCCAGTAGGAGGTCCATCTCCAGTTGAGACACAACCTCAAGAAGTACCTGACATCCAAAGTTTATTATCTAGTTTAACATCTGCAGGTGGAGCAAACGCAAGCGTAAGAACAATTAGACGTAGGTAATTAAGTGGGGGACTATGACTGCAATTGTTGGTATTCAGGGTAAAGGTTGGGCTGTCTTAGCAGCAGACTCAATGACTACATATACGGATAAACCGTATGTAGCCAAAGGTTGCGAAAAGATAGTTAAAGTTGGAGAGTATTTAATTGCAGTAGCAGGTGATGCTATAGCAGGAGATATACTTAATAACTTATGGCAACCACCTAAAGTAATTAAGACGCAAGACCCAGATAGATTTATGATGATTAGAGTATTGCCTTCTATAAAGCAAACTTTAACTGATGCAGGTTATGACCCAGCACCAAAAAATAAAAATGATGATGACTCTGGGTGGGATGCATTACTTTGTTTCAATGGAAAGTTATATCAAGTTAGTGATGACTATGGATATATGCGAGATGACAGAGGTTTATACGGAATAGGTGCTGGTGGTTCTTTAGCCCTAGGCGCATTATCCACAATGGAAATAGAAACAAAGACACATGCTAAAGCATCAAGTGCTGCTAAGAAAGCAGTCAATACAGCAATTCAATATAATGTTTGGTGTGGTGGACCAGTTAATATAAAAACACAATTTACTAAGTAGGAGGAACAATGGCTGGAGTTAAAGGAAGAAGTGGTGGACCTAATGGCGGACCACAGTATAGCCCAATGAATGTTTCTGCAACTGGTGGTAGAGGACAATCTGGAACACAAGCAGCAAAATATTATTCAGGTTTACCTTATGGACAAGGTCAAGCAACGATGCAACAACAACAGGCTGTGCCTATGGCAGGAAACCTTACTGCACCATTAATGAATCCTATAGATTCTATTCCTCAAGCAACACCTTTATCTGAGCCATCAACAATGGCAGATGTTCCAGTTACTGATGGAGCAATGATGGGTCCTGGCGCTGGCATGGAAGCGTTGATGTTACCAAAAGAGCAAGACAATGATGTTGAAAAACAAAGACTATTATCTTACTTGCCCGCCTTGGAGGTAGCAGCACAAAGCCCAAATTCTTCACAAGCATTCCGTAATTATGTGAGAATTCTAAGGGCTAACCTTCTATGAGTGAAAAAGAAGACGCAAAAAAAGCCTATCAAAATAGACAGAGATATAATAATCCCTCTGCCTTTGATACTATGGGTTCATTTAATAATTATTATGCTGGCTGGAATATTGATGCTTCCAAGTCCCTAGCATTAGATATGGGAAGATATATCCCTGCTGCAAACAGAGCAGACGCTACTGCTCAGTTTAATAAATCTCAAACACCAGTAGCAGAAGATAAGAAAAGTTTTTGGCAGAGAGCATTCATAGGAATAGAAAAAGCCTATAACTTTACAACTCAATCAGTATCTTTTGGTTTAACACTACCTGAAAAAAATAATCCTATCTGGCAAGATGATTTTTCAGTAGACAAAGTTAAAGAAGCCTGGAATAAATCTAGAGATATATCTGCTGGTCGTTCTATTCAAAGAACTATCGTAGGCAGACCATTAGATGTAGCGGAAGATATATTTAGCGGCATAGCAAAGACTGTAAGTTTTGGTAAACTTTCTGGTGCTGATAAATTTTTACAGGACCATGTATTATTTGCTGCTAATGACTTTGATATATTTGATAAGAAACAAGCCGAAGAGGCTTTTCGTGAACAAAATATTGGGCGTTTCTCATCTTTTGGTACAGATGTAATATCTAGATTTATGCTTGACCCTACTATTATTGGTGGTAAAATAGTTAAAGGGTATAAGGCTATTAACTATACCGTTAAAGGCGTTAATGAATTAAATGCTATTCTTGCTGGAGAAAAAACTGGATTCAGAGCCAGTAAAGTAAAAGCAACCTTTAATGATTTTATTGTAAAGACAGATGACCTAGATGCCGCTGATTTGTTCAGAGTTAAGGCTATAAGAGAATCTTCAAACCCAGCATCCTTTGCAGATTTAATTGCTGATGCAAACAAAATTGAAGATATTACAATCCGCCACACTGCTAAAGCAGATATTATTAAAATGGCAATGGGTGATGCTGGCGCAGCAAGTAGATTGTTAGCGAGTAATCGTGCACTTGCTGTAAAGGTTGGTAACCTACAAGATGAAGTTACTGGTGCTAAATATTTAGGCGCAGGATTAGATAAACAAACTGGTCAACTTACATTTGACTTGGTAAATAAAGGGACTGATTTAGAAAAGGCTGTAGAAAACGTAGCCTTATATGAAGATGAACTTCGTGAACTAAGTCAAAAATTAAATGCCGAAGCAATTTTAGACCCTACAAGAATACCTCAATTTAATCAATTATCAAAAG